TTTGAGGAACTCCTCCTCAATGGTCGCTTCATGGCGGGCGACGGCACCCTTCTGGTGCCGCCCTTTGGAGTGCAGAAGTCAGGATCTTTCTGCACCAGCTCCTCTAACTCTCATATCCGTGCATTCGTGGGATTCATGGGAGGAGCCAAGGCCTCCATCGTCATGGGAGACGATGCGCTCGAGTTTCTCGAGCATCACCAGGCCACCCCCACCTCGACGCCATCTCGAGTGTCGGGGCCTCCTGACCCCGCTGGAACCGTCATCAACTACCCAGATGAAGACGAGTTTTCTAGCGCAGGCTGGTGCACTCAGCTCGAGTTGCACGGCATTCGCGTCAAGCGAGACGAGATCACTAACGCCTCTTCAGGTAGTGTGGTCCCCTTCATTGGAGTCGATTTCGACTTCACGCAAGAGCCGACCAGGTTTCTGTCGAACAAGCCTGGAAAGTCTGTCTTCAAAGCGATTGCCGCGCTCTCGTCAGAGTCGGACAAAGCGAAACGCCACGCGTATCTTAACTCGTGGCAAGGTAGCTGGAATGAGAATTACCGCTACCTCTCACAGTGGAATCATGTTGAGGAAGAAGTTCGTAGTCAGCTCGCGAACGTTGTCACTAACCTACGCTCGCTGGCTGACGGCGAGCAAAGTGCCAAGCTCCCTTCACCTACTGTTTCGCCCTCAGAGCCATCAACAACGCATGTGCCTTCTGACGTACCTTCACAAGAAGATGTCCTCCTCGTCCAGCCACAAGTCGCGCCCGTCGAATGCGCGCTTCCCCCAGCCCCACGCCCCGAAAGCGGTTCAGTGGGTCTCGAGTGTCCTTCCGGGCGCTCGAGTGAGATCTACGAACTCACCAAATGTGTTCGAGATCTGCAACGGGAACTCAGTGACTTACGTCACGCCCATCAGGGATTCGAGATTGACTCCGATCCCGAGTCACCTGCGGCTCCCCCGCGAGTGGACTGCGCAAGCCTCACCGCCTTGCTCGCCGACGTTCTCCGACACAACGGAGAACTCCAACGCAGTCAATCCCGCAGTCGAGATCGGTCTCGGAAGCGCGGAGCGCCGCACGGAAAGCATGGCGTACAACCTGGTGGGGGTGGAGCTCAATCCGGGGCCCACCCGGCGGCAACCGGCGCCGCGACGAAAGAAGCCGGTAAACCGCCCAAGCAAGCGCGCTCAGTCAAAGAAGCGCCTGGCACAGGTAAAGCGTCGGCTTAACGGCCAACGCATTCCGCCTGCGCCTCAGGGCTTTGTGGATACGGCGCTTCGGCGCACTAAGATGAATAGCGCTTCGGCGTTCTCATCTTATCTCGCGGCTCTCAACAATCCGTGGGAGTATCCACCAGTACGCAGTGGTGTGGACTGTGCAATCCCCACTGCCACTATGCGAGCTTATCTCTCCTTCACCGTGCCAGTCACAGCTGGCAACGGTGGAGTAGGGCCGTGCTACATCTTCTACCCGCGCCTCTGGAGTCCAATCTACCAGGGCGAGTACCAGGCAGGAGGTGAGTTCGAGCAATGGTTCTACAACAACACAGCAGTCCCAGATGTCTTCCCTCAGACGTCTTCGGCGAACTCTGTGTTCGAGAAAGCTCGCATCGGCGCATTCTCAGTGCGCATCACTCCCATCGCCAACGCGACCAACGATCAGGGCTCAATTTCTTTTGCTCTTATCCCCCCCTTCTCGGCTGCTGCCATTTCAGCCGAGGGTTCTGGTCTGCGTTTGCCTTTCGGCGAAGTTGCAGGGTCTGATGACATTGCGTGCACTCTCGGCACGCAATGGCTGCTGCAACACCCCATCACTCAAACTGTGCCTTTCCGACACGGTGCGACTGCCTATTGGCGTCCTCAAGACCCCGAATAGCTTCACCTTCCAATCATGGTTCCTTGGTGAGGATCAGGCGAGTTCGGTTACGAACTCTGATGTGCAAGCGCAGATTGCTTCAACGCAGGCTGTGCCTTTCATTGCCGTCAGCTTGAACTCCACCAGCGGCACTCCCTCTGTTCAAATCGAGGTTGTGCTACACCTTGAAGCTACCATCGCGTCAGAATACGATGGTATCGTTTCGAATGGAAGCGCACCACATGTCATCCCCGCAGCCACTGCGCTCACTGGGATTCGACAAGTCTTCGGAGGTGCGAATGAGAAGAGTGGACATGCCGGCACTGTTACTGGAATGATTGAGAATCGATCCAGTGGTGGCAGTTTAGTCAGTCAGATCTCATCTGCTGTCAACACTGCTATGAAAGTCGGCGGAGACGTCGTCGGTGTCGCCAAGAAATTCGGCGACTTCGGCAGCTCTCTTCTCTCGATGGTGGATTAGTTTGACCCTTAAACTATGAAAAGGGCACTCTGGAATTCGTGTTACGAACCACTTCCCGTTAGCTTATTAGTAAAGCGCCGTCCTTACACGACGGAGAAACCTGTGCAACTCAGAACGGGAG